TACGGCGTCGCCGGATCATCGGCGCGTGCACTCATGGTCGCGCGCACCGAGACCTCTGGCTTCATGAACAACACGCGATTCGCGATGTTCGATGCCCAGGGGATCGAGAAGAAGACATGGCTCACCGCGGGCGATGAGAACGTCCGCGAGGACCACGTGAAGCTCGGCCGCGCAGCCGCGAAGCCGATGGACTTCGATTACATGGAACTACTCGGCGGCGGCGGCTTCGGCGCGTCGCTCGCCTACCCGCACGACCCAGGGGCGCCTGCATCGCAGGTCGTCAACTGTCGGTGCACGTTGGGAGCAGCATGACCAAGTATCTCGGAATCAGCGAGGTCGCCGTCAAGATGGCGACCATCAAGTCCGCCGAGGTCCTCGACGAGAAGGGTCTCGCGCGCATCTTCCAAAAGCGCGGTCGCGCGCTGACGAAGGACGATGACCCGCAGACCATCCGCAAGATGACCGGTGGGCCGATCCTGCAAGCCAAGGCACCGAGCAAGGCGCAGCTCCAGAAACTCGCCGAGGCGCGGGGCATGCCTTGGGATGATGAACTCGCGAAGCGCGCACAAACGTGGTGGGCGTCCGACGAGCGTGTCGACAGCGAGGGCGACATCATCCGCCAGGACTGGGAATTCGGCGAGTTCGAGAAGAACTCGCCGATGCCGTTCGGCCACCGCTGGAGCGAGCCGCCGGTCGGGCGCTTCATCGACTGGGACATCCGCCACCGGAGCGACGGCGACTACAGCGGTCCCGCACTACACTTGCTCGGCCTGTTCGCCACCGGTAGCGAGTGGGCCGACGAGGTGATGCGGCTCGTGCAAGGCGGGTTCCTCCCCGGTGCGTCGGTCGGGTTCCAGGCCGGCAAGGTGATCAACGTCGTGGACGAAGACGAGCGCCAGGCGCTCGGGCTCGGTCCGTGGGGTCTCGTGTTCGAGCAGAACACGTTGCTGGAGACGTCGCCGGTCACCATCCCGGCGAACCCCGGCGCGCACGTCAGCGAGATGATGAAGGGGCTGAAGTGCCGCGACGTGTTCCTGCTCACCGAGATCAAGCGGCGCTACTGCGACGACGAGGAGGAGTTCGCCGGATGGCAGAAGGCCGTCATCGAGATGGCCGAAGCGATCTGGCCCAAGGCCAAGTTCGAGGTCCACGACCTCGGCGACGAAGACATCCTCGAATCTGCACCGGAGGATGACGCGGACAACGGCCGCGTCATGGTCCCGGTGCCCGAGGACGTCGGGGCGCTGCTCGCCGAGAACAACGCGCTCATGCGCGAGATGGCGAAGGCATTCAACGGCCTCGCCGCCACTGTGACGGCGGCGATGTCGGACGTTCAGGACGCCCTCGACGTGAGGGCGAAGGAGCCGGAGAACCCGGACGGAGACAACGGCTTGGCGGGCGTGTTTGGCTCGCTGAGCGATGCAGTCGAACGCATCGGCGGTGTCAACCGCTGACAGCGAAAAGGAGAACAATGGACAAGACACTGGAGCAGAAAGCGGCCGAGGCGGTCGCCAAGCTCGGACAGTTCGGAGACAGCATCTCCGAGGTCATGGAGCGGCTCAAGCACGTCGAGTCTTCGATCGACGAGTTCAAGGGCATGGACCTCAAGAAGGCCATGGAGGAGCTCGACAAGATCAAGACCGGTCAGGAGCAGCTTCGCGAGCGCATCCGGACGACGAAGTCCGGAGCCTACGTTCCCGGGCTCGAAGACGAGGCCGAGAAGTTCAGTCTGTGTCGCGCCCTGACGGGCATGGCCAAGGGCCGCGACGACTGGAGCAACGTCGGCGCCGCGCGCGAGAAGGAAGTTCTCGACGCGGTGCGCGCCAAGCGCCCGGTCGTCGAGCGCGCCGCGCAGTCGGTCGGTGACGACACCATGGGCGGTTACTTCGTCCCCGACCAAGTCATCCCCGACGTCATCCAGGCGATCTACACGATGAGCGTGTTCATCTCGCTGGACGGCGAGGGAAGCACGCTCGCAACCGTCATCTCGGGCCTGACCGGATCGCCGGTGCGGATCCCGAAGTTCGACGGCGGCACGGTCGCGTTCTGGATCGGTGAGGAAGAGCCCTACAACGAGTCCAACGCCACGGTCGGCGAGATCGCGCTGAACCCGAAGAAGCTCGGCGTCTTGGTGAAGCTCACCGACGCGATGCAGCGGTTCTCGAGCTACGGCTTCGACACGCTGATCCGACGCGACATCACGAAGAACGCGGCGATCGCGCTCGACAATGCCGTGATGTATGGCAGCGGCGGCGACAACGTTCCCCGCGGCGTCGCCTACACGCCCGGGATCAACGTGTTCAACGCCGAGCACAAGACGTCCAGCAAGAACACGGTCACGCTTCTCACGGCGCAAGATGCCGACTGGAGTGCGGCCGGGCTGGACTTCGACGGGCTCGACGACATGCAGCTCGTCCTGGAAGAGGACGACATCATGATGGACTCGACGTTCCGCACGGTGTTCGCGCCGCGCTTCTTGCGTCGACTCCGTCAGCTCAAGGTCGCGAACTACAGCGGCCAGACCACCCAGATGGGCTATTTGCTCGGCTCTCCGATGCTGAGCGATGCGCGCGTCGCCGATCTGATCGGCCCGTTCTCGAAGTTCAACCAGATCCCGACGACCAACGTCCCGGGCCAGTCGGTCAACGCGCCGACGACGGTCACGGCGCAGAAGTCGACCGACGTGCTCATGGGCAACCTCGGCGACATCATCATCGGGCGCTGGAGCGGCATCGAGATCGAGGACGATCGCGGCCTCACGAACTTCACCACCGACCACCTCCTGCTGAAGCTCCGGATGTATTGCGACATCCAGGTCCGGCAGCCGCGGTCGCTCATCCTGTGCCCCAACGCCACGGCAAGGAGCTGATCGATGAAGGGCAACAACTTTCACCACAAGGTCACCGTCGGCCAGTCGCTGGCGCCGCAGTCCGTGACGAACACGACGGTGAGCGGGAACCCGATCGTCGAGCCGCAGAAGACGTCTCGGCAGATCGCGTTCATCATGCAGGGCGGTGCCTTCGCCGCGACGGTCGATGGCAGCTTCACGCTCCAGGGCCGGCTTCGCAGCGACGGCGCGACCTGGCAGACGCTGAAGGACAAGGACGGGAACAACATCGTCCTCGCCGGCGCGGTCTACGACGACGGCGGCGCGCTGGAGAACGGCGCGCTGCTCGGCACGTTGCGCACCGACGCCTACGACACGGCCACCTACGAGGCCGTCCGCATCCAGTTCACCGAGGGCGGCAACGCGGCGGCGCTGGTCGCCGTGGCTCACGTCCTGTTCGACCAGCGCGAGCTGCCTTCCGGCCAGGAGGACAAGCTCTTCGCGCTCCAGGTGGGGCTGTGATCTGACATGCTGGACGGGACTCGTAGAGGTGTGCCTGCTGACGCGGTGCCTTTCACCGACCACAACGCTACCGACGTGAGTAGCGCGACGGCTCAGGTGATCCGCGCCGCGACGGCGGGCAAGGCGATCTACATCGCCCAGCTACGTGCTGTGAACCTCCACGCGACGGAGGTCCAGGACACGATCATCGAGGACACCGCGGGAACGCCCGTGGAGTCCTTGCACGTCCACGTCCCGGCCGCGGGCGCCGGGGAGGTGGATCTTCACTTCGACCCGCCGATCAAGATCGCGACGGGCCTCGGGCTCAACGCTTCGGCGCGCGCCACCACTGGCGACGTCCGGGTGACCGTCAGCGGATACGTGGGGACACCGTAATGGAGTTTCTCGACGGAACCAGACTGACGGTCCCGGATGACGCCGTGCCTTTCCACGCGATGGCCGCGGCGGACGTGACGACCACGACCGCCGTGCCCGTGAAGGCCGCCGTCGCCGGCAAGAAGCTCTGGATCACCCAGGCGATCCTGACCAACATCCACGCGACCGAGAACCAGCGCATCCGGCTTCAGGACGATGCCGGAACGCCGGTTCAGTTCGCGGACCTGTCTGCGCCCGCGGCGAAGACCAAGGTCTACGACTTCAACCCTCCGCTGGAGACCACCGCGGGCACGGACCTCGACGCCATTGGCGTGATCGCCACGGTCGGCGATGTCCGGGTCACGGTGAACGGCTACATCGGAGATGCGTGATGGACGAGAGCCCGCGAAGGTCCCGCGTTGGCGAACCCCACGGCCCGCCTCCGGTGGAATCCGTGGGGAAGCCGCGGGCCTTCCGGGTGATCTTCACGCGACGGCAGGCACGGGTGCGCCTGCGAACGAAACAGGGGGCGGATGACCAGAAGCGATGAGGTCCTGCTGACCGTCGGGGACAACACGGCCTTCGAGCTGCTGCTGTTCGACGATGCCGACGCGCCCGAGGATCTGTCCGCGGCGACGCGCGCGCGCCTGGTCGTCGACTCCGAGGCCGGCAGCGGCTCGCCGTTGCTGGACCTCGACACCGACACGGAGCTGTCGATCGAGACGGCAAAGGTCACGGCGCAGATGTCGACGGCGCAGGCCGATGCCTTGGTGCCAGGCCGCTACGTTGCGATGCTCAGCGTCGAGTTCGGCGCCGGGGTCTGGCGCAAGTCGGACGAGTTCTACGTCACCGTGCAAGCCGACGTGGCTCCCAACCTGCCATGATCACGCTCACCGAACTCCGCGCGCTAGTCGACTGGGATCCCCAGAAGGATGGGGAGCTCGACGACGTTCTGGCCGAGGTCATCTCCGACTGGGAGATGCTGACCGGGCGCCCGTGGCAGAAGCAGACCGGCCGCGTGGACGAGATCCGGGTCGAGCACCATCTCGATACGCTCCTGTGGCTCCCTCTGACGCCCGTCTTGGCCATCACGACGGTCGAGGAGCGCAGCGCGGGCTCGGGCGACTACTCGACGCTGACGGCGTCCTCGTATCACCTGACCGCGTCCTCGGGCCGCCTGGAGCGGCTGGCCGGCGCGTGGAAGCCCAACGTCCGGGTGACCTACGACGGCGGCTATGACGCCACGACGTGCCCCTCGCAGATCAAGCGCGCGTTGGCGCTGCAGGCTCGGTTCCTGGCGGCGCGGCTTGCCAGTCCCAACCTGATCGTCAAGGGCAAGTCCGTGGGCGGACGGGCCGGCGGCGGCGGCGAGGCCACGTTCTTCGAGCGCGCCGACTTCCACCCGCGCTTCATCAAGCTCGCCCAGAACCACCGGAGGCGGGTATGACGTCCTTCGAGCTCAAGGTCGACCCGCGGACCCGGCGCTTTGTCCGATCGCTGGAGGGGACTCGGCGTGAGCAGGTCTACCAGAGCCTCGATCGGTTCTTCGGGCGCGAGGCGGCGGAGATCGCCACCCACGTCATCCGGACCAAGCTCTCCGGCCAGCTCCTCAACCGCCGCACCGGCCAGCTCGCCCAGGGCATGGTCGGCATGGCGCATCGGAGCGGCGGCGTGCCGGGGCTCAAGGTCGGCGTCCTGCGCGGCCCGGCCCGGAACTACGCGCACATCCAGGAGGAAGGCGGCACGATCCGGCCGAAGACCGCCAAGGCCCTGGCGATCCCACAAGGGCCGGCCCTGACGCCTGCCGGCGTCGACCGCTACGGCAGCCCAAGGAACTTCCCCGGCGAGCTCCACTTCGTGCCCTTCCGGGACTCCGGGGTCGCGGTCGGCGGGCTGTTCACGGCCGGCGGACCGAGCCTCGGTCAGCTCGCATACGTGCTCGTGCGCGAGGTCACGATCGAGGGCAAGCACTACCTGCGCGAGGGATTCGACGAGAAGCTGCCGGACCTGCTCCGCAACCTCGAGCTGTTCCTCGGCATGATGCTCCAGGGATCGAGCCGCCGTAGCTCGCGCGCGCGCGGGGGTGGCCGATGACGGTCTCGACGAAGTCACCGATCCGCGTGATGGCCGAGTATCTGCGCGAGCAGTGGGCGACCGTTCGGAACTCGACCTACTTCGTCAAGCGCGGACCGATCCTCTGGGCCGAGTTCCCATTCGAGACGCGTCCGAAGGCTGCCTCCATCCTGATCGACGATTACACGCTCTTCCGCGATATCAACGCGGCGCGCGTCTCGTTCGAGGTCGGGGCGCGCATGCCATCCGGCCGCGAGCCGCAGGTCGACGATGGGCTGCTGGAAGAACTGACGGACGACTGCCGATGGGTGCTCCGTCAACTGGTCAAGGCGACCGATCCCGTCGGGAATCAGATCGTCCTGAGATTCGAACATTCATCCGCGCGGATTCGCGAATGGCACGACCCCGACATGAAAGTCCAGGGCGTGATCTGCGACTTCCTCGCCGAACTTTAGGAGAAAACGCACATGTCCCTGAAAGGGTTTCAAGACTTCTGGATCCCGGGCACTCGCGTGTTCGTCCAGAAGGAATCGACCGGCAATCCCAACCCGATGCTCGACATCGGCCTAATCCAGTCGGTGACTCCGACGGTCACGCCCACGGTCTTGCAGCTCGAGGATTCGGACGGCGGCGTCAAGCAGCTCGTCGACGAGGCGCTCTCACAGATCGTTGAGTCCTACGAGGTGCAGACGGCCAACATGAACCTGGACAACCTCGCGCTCATGTTCCTGAGCGATGATCCCGAGGTGACAGTTCAGGTGCATCAGGACTTGCTGGTGTCCCACTACGTGCACCCAGAGCGACTGGTCAAGCTCGTCGATCCGCAAGGAGAGCCGATCTTCAACGCGTGGTCCGTGAACGGCATCATGTCAAACACCGGGACCTATGTCAGTCACGAGATCGACTCGTTCGATGCGACCGCGCAGACGATCGACCTTGACGTGACCGAGGGCGACGTTAGCACTGACTACACCAACGGTGATCTCCTCTTTCTGACATCAGGAACGAACGCGATCAAGGATCCGCTCAACCCAGGAACCTACAAAGTGGCGTCCAGCGCGTTCACGACGTTCACCAGAATCACTCTCGATCAGACCTACCGCAAGCTCAACTCCTCGGAGGTCGCGATCGGCAACCCTCAGCCCAAAGTCTTGACGCCAGGCGCCGCGGGGACAGCGGTTTTCTACGAGCAGGATCGCGACTGGGAGGCCGGACGATCGCCCGCGGTCACCGGAGGGTTCGGCGGCGCGAGCGGTCCGGTCAGCCGCGGCTACTTCCGCATCACGCAGCCGGCAACGACTGGCGGTGGCGGAGTGATCATTGCTCCCGGAAACTTCCGCGTCTCCTACTCGCTGGCGAGCGGCGGAAGCCCATCGCACATCCCCTACATCCGGCAGATTCGGCCGCAGTCGCTGTCCAAGGTCGTGCGCGCCAAGGTCTGGCTCTACATCAGCTTGGAGAACGATGCGCGCGGCTACGTGCGCGAGTTCAACGCCACGATCACGCCGTCGGGCATAGCGCTCGGTGATGGCACCGACTTTGCCAACATGACTCTGAACTTCAAGGTCCTCAACGACCTGTCATCGGACTACCCGGGCGGTCGCATCTACTACTACGAGGGCGACACGCACGACCTGTCGGGCCTTCGGTAACCCAAGGAATCACCCATGTCACAAGTTGGCTTTCAAGACTTCTGGGTCGCCGGATCGCGCGCCTACTTTCGGCGCGACCCGATCGGCGGCGTAGTCCAGCCGTGGATCGACCTCGGCCGTTTGACGTCCGTCAATCCCCAGGTCACGCCCGAGCGCGCGCAGCTCTACGACCCGGCGAGCGGCATCCGCGTGCTCGCGGACGAAGGCGTGACCAACATCGAGGAGCTCTACGACGTGCAGACGTCGAACATGAGCATGGAGAACCTCGCATACCTCTTCATGGCCAAGCCGCCGACCAAGTTCGTGCAGGCTGCGGCGGAGAAGGCGGCGATTCCGCACTTCGCGTGGCCCGAGCGTCTGCTGAAGCTCCAGGACAGCGACACCGACGAGACCAAGCTCTACGGCTACGAGTCGATCTTCGGCGTGGTGATCCCTGGCGATCGGATCACGACGACCGCAGACGACATCACGGCCATCAGCAAGACGAACAAGACCATCACGACGACGACCGACCTCTCGTCTGCGATCCTGGCCGGAGATCACATCATCGTCCACAGAGACGGGCTCTCGAACGCAGCCAATGCCAGGACCTACACCGTCGTCACGAGCGCCGCAAACCTCATCACCGTCGCCGAGACTCCCGCCGCGGACGAGTCGACGGTGACCGTCGACATCACCTACAAGAGCAACACGTCCGGGACCACGGGCGATGTTCTCAAGCAGGCAATCCTCGACACCACCGAGATCGGAGACTGGAGCGTCACATCGACCTCGCGCGGAACGATCCGCTTCAACGCCGAAGGCGTCAAGTTCACCGACGCGCTCTACCCGGCGGGCGCGACCTTGCACGTCTACGGCCACCTCGGAGCGATCGCCGAGCGCGTTCGGAAGTTCCTGCCGCAACAGGCGACCTTGATCGAGGGCGATCTCTGCCTGATCTGGTCGCGCCTGGACAACACCGACCAGACCGTCCGCGAGATGCGCGTCACGGTCGCGCCGTCGGCTTCCAACATCAGCGATGAGGCTTTCAGCGACCTGACGTTGCAGATGCGGGTCCTCAATGACCTCTCGTCGACCGACCCCGCTGGCCGCGTCCTGCAGTTTGCCGGAACGACTCCGAGGCAGTCCTAACGCCTCCTGCTCCCGGCGACCGCAGAGAGCGGCAGTGCACCCAGTTCGACCCGGACGTCGCCGGCCGGGTCGGACATTCACAGGAGGCAAGGCATGGATCAGAAGGACTTCGAGGTCCTTTGCCCGC